CCATGTCAAGTGGTAAGAGTCATATGTCTGAGATAGATCTTCAAGTCGACAAAATTAGTTTTGTTTGTAGGGACTTGGATGACATACTGTGTAGGAGGTTCAAGACACACTGGGGTTTCTATCAGTTAGCACAGCCAGCTTGGTCCCCACCCGCCTAACATAAGAAACAGCTGTAGTACTTTGGTTAGGGTCCCGTACTGGAATCCCGCTACAGGAGCATCCCAAACATAAACAATGGATACATTCCCCCTCCTCCAAAATATTAACAATCACTCTAAGTGATGTAAGGTGGTGTCCAACAGCCAATTGTTCAAGGGTTGACCACACCTTAAACAATTAATTTGCCCCAACACTCCACTATTCCTCAGAACAAACTTTTCGTGTATGATACTAAAATGTTAAAGAGAATAGCCCAACAAGAACCCGTCATCCCACCAGCTAACATTAGTCAAATCAGAGACTTGTTGCACTTACACTTCAAGAATCTTGAGGAGGAGTAAGTGACTAAAATTGTAGCTAATTGGAAGTTAATCACAGAGGCATTGATGGAGGTGGATATAGAAACCTGCCTCAAAGGGAGGCCCCATGATTCTATAACTGTGCAAAGCTAACTATGGGACATCATCAAGAAGACACACCACAACTAGGATAAAACCTTATTTGACACCTGGTTTTCCATCAACCATAAGAAACTCACACAATTTGAGGAGGCCAAGAAAGTCTTATCATCAGCAATCTCAACATGCTCTAGATGTGCTAGATGTGGTGACCACTAACTGTTTAAACCAGTGAATGTTAAGACAAGTGAGTGCTTGTACTGTAGCTATCAGGTTAAGCAAACAGCTGGAAAGCAGATGAAAACTGAGAAGACACACATCATATTGTCTGAACACATACCTAGGCAACTCATTGAGATGATGAAGGAAAGTAAATTCATAGGGTTTGATACTGAGTTTGATACATCAGTAAAGCCGTTTCGCTATATGCTAGCACAATTTAGCTTCAATCATAGATAAACCAACTACACGTTGGTTTATTACAATGCTAGCATCACCAGGGAAATGTTGTCTGAATTTTGGGAAAGTATAGCAACTTGCATGATCTTTGTGTGTGACATGGCGGGGTATGATAAGGCCCTCATTGCTGATTTCATGGAGGTTTATGATTTTCAAGACAGGCAACACAAGAGTGATGTGGCTATGCATGGACCTTCAAACCCGAAAGGACTCTGTGCTTTTAGTTAGGAGTATTTGGGTCTCAAACTGCAGAAAAATACCAAAGCTCACAATTTCCAAGCCACCACATCTGTTGATTATGTCACAGACTCAATGTTGCTCTATTCAGCTATGGATGCTTACGCCACCCTTGGCATAGGATTGAAGCACATGAAACACAGCTAAGGACCACTTTTTTCTTAAGAGTGTGATATTGTCAAGTCATGGGCAGACTATAACACAAACCACCTAGCCTACACACAGTTCAGATCAGACCAAGATGGTCTTGTATAAGAGCCAGCTGTTTTAGACACTGACTAGAAGTATGCTAAAGCTGTGGTAATCAAAAAGCAGGTGTATTGCACATGTGGGGAATCTTCTGTCCACTTCCCTGCAGCTTAGTCAACAATCAGGGACAATGGCTTAACTATATATGACCTTGGTAATGACATGGATGGGGATTGTTTCTTTAGGGCAACTATATATTAAATGGGTAATTGGCTTGAGGAATTGAGGAAAAGTCCAGATAGAGGGAAACATACTCCAGCTGAGTACTGTAGACTTAGAGTTTGCCATGCCCTTAAAACTTAAGGGTATAAGGAC